CGGTCACGAGTTCGCTCGTGAAACCCGTGCAGCTCTAGTACCATCATCGAACACTGTTGGTCAGTCGTTCTACAACCGCGTATTTGAAATCGCTCAGTTGGTTGGCCCAATGCTAACCACCTCAGAGGTTTTCAACACCGCTTCAGGTGAGAACCTTGTTATCCCAACCGTAACCGCAACCTCATCAGCAGGTTCAGTTGCAGCTGGTTCAGCAATCACCGAATCAAACCCTACCTTCTCATCAATCACCCTAGGTGCCGAGAAGTACGGAGCGCTAGTCAGCGTGGCTTCGGAACTTGTAGCCGATGCAGGATTCGACATCACCGCTTACATCGCTCAGGAACTAGGTACCTCACTAGGTCTTCAGGCTAACTCAGTTCTAACTACCAAGTTGGCTGCTGCTGCTGGTTCTGTTGTAACTGGTGGAACTGGTGTATCAGGTGCTGCTACTTACGAAAACCTAATCGACCTCGTTTACGGTATCGCTTCAGGTGCTCGCGTTCTTCCTGGTCTGGGCTTCCAGATGTCGAAGACTGGTATCGCTGCAGCTCGTAAGATGAAGGACGGTGCAGGTAACTACATCTGGTCTGACTCTGCAATCCCTGGTCAGCCTGCAACCCTTCTTGGCTACTCGGTTTACGAGAACCCAGGTGTGGCTGCTGTTGCTACTGGTGCTAAGTCGGTACTGTTCGGACACCTACCTTCATTCAAGGTTCGTGTTGCTGGCGGTATCCGTGTTGACCAGTCAGCAGAGTACGCATTCGCTAACGACGTGACCACTTACCGTGGTCTAATCCGTCTTGACGGTGCGCTAACTCACGCGACCCACATTGGTTACTTCAAGGGTGGCGCAAGCTAAACCCTGCTTCAAGACCGGAAGCCCCTCAGAGTGCGTAGGCTCTGGGGGGTTTCCCCTTTTTGTGCTATTGTGAAATCACCTACTACGAAGGATTATTATGGGAAAAATCAAGGGCACTGTTTCTGTCTGGTCTAACTCGCCTGGTCAACCAACTGGTTACGGTATGCAGGCCAAGTTGCTCGTCGATCGTCTACAGCGTGATGGCGCTAAGGTTGCGGCTCTCTCTAACTATGGTGTTGAGGGCAACATTTCTACTTATGACACAGGACATGGTGTTATCCCTCACTACCCGCGTGGTATGGACACCTATTCGAACGATGTTGCTCCTATGCAGCACGCTCACTGGAAGTCACAGAACAAGAACCTTAAAGATGTTCTGATTACTTTGTACGATGTGTGGGTGTTGAAGGGTGCAGCTTGGGATAAGTTGAACATTGCTTCATGGGTGCCATTAGATCACACTACGTTGCCTCCTAAGGTTGAGGCTTGGTTGCGTAAAGAGAACGTAACTCCGATTGCTATGTCACCGTTTGGTGTTGAGCAGATGAAGGCTAAGGGCATTGAGTGCGAGTATGTGCCTCATGCGATTGATACGAAGATTATGAAGCCTACTTGGAAGATGCAGGGGCAGAATGTTCGTGACTTTATGGGTGTGTCTGAGGATACGTTTGTTGTTGGTTCGGTAGCGGCTAATAAGGCTTCTGGGTTGTTGCATCGTAAGGCTTTTTCTGAGAACTTGCTGGCATTCAGCATTTTCCATCAGAAGCACCCTAACTCGGTGTTGTATTTGCACACTGACCCTTTGGGTACTGCTGGTGGTTGGAACTTGTTGCCTATGTTGAAGGCTATGGGCATCCCTAAGGAAGCCGTAATGTTCCCTCCGTTTGTGGATTACAAGTTTGGTATGCCTGCTGAGGAAGTCGCAGCTCTATACACGGGTATGGATGTATTGTTGGCTCCTTCGTTTGGTGGCGGGTTTGAAATTCCGATTGTGGAGGCTCAGGCGTGTGGTACTCGTGTGATTGCATCGTCTTGGACTGCCCCTAAGGACTTGGTTGCTGATGATGGTTTCTTGGTCGAGGGTCAGCCTATGTGGGATCCTTCTCAGGAAGCGTTCTGGCAGGTGCCATTGATTCCTTCGATTGTTTCTGCGTTGGAGTTGGCGTATGAGGCTGGTCGTGGGCGTTCGCAGGTTGCTATTGATTTTGCACAGCAGTTTGATGTTGAGACTGTGTGGGAGAAGTATTGGGTGCCTGTTCTACGGAAACTGCTTAAGTGATTCCCGTTCTTGGCTTTGCTACTTTAAAGAGGTTTGATCTTGCTGAACGGTTACTTCGGAGTATTGATTATCCTGTGGAGCACCTGGTTATTATTGATAATTCTGGCACCCAGGAGTGGAATCCAGTCAAGCCTGATTTGGTGGGTAACCTTTGGCTTATTCGTGTGCCCTTTGGCTTGGGTCTTGTGGGGGCTTGGAACCTTATTGTAAAGTCAACCCCGTATGCACCGTATTGGGTTTTGATTAATGATGATGCTTGGTTTGAGCCTGGTTCGTTGGCGAAGATTGATGCTGATGTTGATACGCAGGCGTTGAACTTTGTTGAAATCAATACCGCGTGGTCGTGTGTGGTTTTTGGTGAGGGAATGATTGACAAGGTTGGTTTGTACGATGAGCGATTTTATCCGCTTTACTTTGACGATAATGATTTGGAGCGTCGCGTTCATCACGCTGGGGTGCCTGTACGCACTATTCAAGCCAAGGTAAATCACGAGAACTCGTCTACGTTGAACTCAGGTTTCCACGACTTCAATAACAAGTCTTTCGCAGCTAATAGTTTCTTGTATTCAAAGAAGGTTGCTGAGGATGATTTCACTCAAGGATCATGGACGTTGCAGACGCGGAGGCAGAACCGATGGGATTAACTGTTTACACTGGTGGCTCGTTTGACTTGTTTCATTCAGGCCATGTCGCTTTCCTGAAGCGATGCAAGGAACTTGGCGACAAGGTTGTTGTAAGCCTGAACACTGACGAGTTTATCCTTGCCTATAAGGGCAAAGGTTTAGTAATGAACTATGCCGAACGTGCAGCTGTGTTGCTGGGATGCAAATGGGTTGACGAGGTTATCCCTAACATTGGCGGGGCAGACAGCAAGCCTGCTATTGACATGGTGAAACCTGACCTAGTTGTTATTGGATCTGACTGGGCTAGACGCGACTATTACACTCAAATGGGCTTTGACCAAGACTGGCTAGATGAGCGTGGCATAGGGCTGGTTTACATTCCTTACACGCAAGGCATCTCATCAACTGACATCAAGGGACGACTAGCCAAGCGGTAGAATAGTTAAGTAGACTTCCGAAAGGTTCCAGAATGGGCTATTGCACTCTTGCAGAACTAAAAAGCGCACTTCACATCATCGATACGATCGACGACACCATGCTGGGCGCGGCTATCAACTCTGCCAGTGACTTCATCAACGCTTACACTAACCGCGACTTCACCAGCGCTGGTACCGCAACCCGTTATTTCGCAGCTGACGACAACTACAACGTAGTTATCGATGATTTGCAATCAATTAACGAACTGGCAACGTCAACTAAGGCTGACATGAACTTCGATGTCACTTGGTCTGCGTCTGACTACCAGTTGACCCCTGTTAATGGTCGCGTAAACGGGCTTGCATCGCCTTACACGGGTATCAGAGCGGTCAACCGCGTCTACTTCCCATACTGGAACGACATGACGCTGGTGCGCGTCACAGGCGTTTGGGGTTGGGCTTCAGTTCCTAACAATGTCAAGCAGGCTTGCATCATGCAGGCTTCACGCATCTTCAAGCGTCTAGACAGCCCTCTAGGTGTCGCAGGTTTCGGTGACATGGGTGTCATGCGTGTATCTAACCGCATCGACCCTGACGTGGCACAGTTGCTTGATCCTTACCGCGACATGAGAAACCTCGCATAATGGCGAACATTACTCAACTCCGGTCAGGCATCGCTACTAACCTTGCCCGCATCCCTGGACTGCGAACCGCAAACTACGCACCAGATCTTATCAATCCACCAATCGCCATCGTAGAACCTGACGCAACCCCAGTCAGTTTCGACATCGCAATGAACCGTGGACTAGACCTTTACCGTTTCACAGTGACCATTATTGTGCAACGCATGGACGAACGTTCAGGACAGAATGCCCTAGACGTGTACTGTGCAGGCTCAGGTGACTACTCTGTTAAACAGGCGATAGAATGGGATAGGACTCTCAGTGGTTATGCAAATGACTGCCGAGTGACTGAGATTAGTTCGTATGGCTCAATCTCTGTAAATGAAAACCAATACCTTGCCGCAGAATTCTCTGTGGTGGTATACGCAAGCTAGGAGAACAAATTGGCAAAGTATGTTGTCACAGGAAACAAGGTCAGCATCAACGGCGTTGACCTATCATCTTCAATCGCTCGTGCTGAAATCGCTATGAACGTCGCAGACGTGGATGCTACTGACTTCGCGTCAGGTGGCTACACCGAACTTGTTGGCGGTCTAAAGTCGGGTTCAGTATCAATCGATTTCCACCAGGACTATGCAGCGGCTTCAGTTGACGCTACCATCTTCCCTCTAATCGGTACCATTGCTACCGCTGTTATCATCGCTGGTAACGGTACCGCAGCATCGTCAACCACCCCTGCTTACACTGCAACCGTTCTTGTTAACGGTTGGAACCCTGTAGCTGGCGCTGTCGGAGATCTATCAACCGTCTCAGTTACTTGGCCTACCTCTGGTGCTATCACCAAGGCTACCGCTTAATCTAAGGACACACATTGAAAATCAATCTACGCGTTGAATTTGAAGGTATCAAAGAGCCAAAAGAAATCACTTGTTCTGCAAGTGATCTAGTGGCTTTTGAAAACAAGTTTGAGACTTCTGTTACCAACTTTGGTAACGACATGAAGTTGACTTACCTGTTGTTCTTGGCTTGGCATTCAGAGTTTCGTCGTAAGGCGACTGCTCTGGAGTTTGACCCTTGGGTTGAAACCGTTGCAAACATTGGGGCTAGTGACCTAGACCCAAAATCCGTGGCTTAGGCGAATCTTCGACACATTGGTTTATCGCGGGCCTAGCTTGCGAAACTGGCATTTCTCCGCGTGAGTTGATGCTGTTGGATGATCGTATGTTGTGGACTATGCACCGCTGGATGGTTGCACGGAACACGACTGCCAATAAATAGTGAAGCCCCCTCTCAGGAGGGGGTTTTGCTTTTGGCGGGTAGAATAGTAAGGGTAAGGAAGGTCGTCATGGCAACTAAGATTCGTGTGCAGGGTGATTCCCGCATGGAGATTGAGGTTACTGATTGGCGTTTCCTAGTTCGTGAGGTTCGTAAGATTGACCCACGGTTTACTTCTTCTTTTAAGCGGAATGCTAGGGAGATTGGTAAGCCTGTTGAGAATGCTATTAAAAAGGCTATTCCTAACAAAATTGACATTCGGGGTATGCAACCTAAGGTTGTGCCTGGTCGTATGTCTTGGGGTGGCCCTGTTGCTCCTCGTAAGACTACTTTGAAGATTGATACTCGTATGAAGAAGCGTGGCAAGTCTATTGTTTCGGTTTGGGTTTGGTCTCCTGCTGTTGCCATGTTGGACATGGCTAAGAATGCTGGTCGTGGTGATGGTGGTGATACTCGTGAGTATCCTTATAGCCGTTCTAAAACTGGTACTCGTACTCACCGTGTGAATGGGCAGGGTCGAGGTTTGTTGAAGGCTGCGGGTAAGTCGAAGAAGTTGATTCGTGCGGAACGTGCTTCTCGTGTTGTTTGGCCTGCAGCTTGGACGGCTTTGCCTGAGGTGAATGCTGAGATGAATAAACTTATTGAGTCTGAAACTCGTCGTATTAACGCAGAGATGCGTAGGAAGCAGTAGTCATGGCAGTTGTAGTCCCGATTCTCACTACTTTTAATGCGGCTGGTGTTAATGCTGCTGCGTCTTCACTTGCGCGTCTTGGCGGTTCGCTAAAGACTCTGGGTATTCAGGCTGCTGCTGCAGCTGTTGGTATCAAGGCTATGGGTGCGGCAGTTGACTTTGTTTCCGACTCAATCACTGCAGCTCGTGACCTAGATCGCAACTTGTTTGCAATGAGCACTGTCTTTGGTCAACTTAATCCTCAAATGGTTGAGTTTACTAAGAATGCTGCAAGCATGGGTATTTCGCAAAAAGATGCGGCTCAGACTGCTACTTACCTTGGTTCGATGCTTAAGCAATCTGGCTTCGATATGCAACAGAACGCGGATACTACTCAGCGATTGACTGTTCTTGCTCAAGACCTTGCTATTACTTATGGTAAGGATGTAAGCGAAGCGCTTACTGCTATGACGGCTATGTTCCGTGGTGAGTATGACCCGATTGAAAAGTTCGGTGTCGCTATCAAGCAGAACGAAGTTAATACTTTGCTTGCGGCTAAGGGTATGGGCAAACTTACTGGGCAGGCTTTGTTGAATGCTCAGACAAACGTCAAGGTTGAGGAACTTTTCCGACGTACTGCTGATGCTCAGGGTGCTTTTGCGGCTCAGAGTAATAGCCTTTATGGTGTCCAGGGTCGCCTTAACGCTCAATTTCAGAATCTGCAATCTACGCTAGGTCAGCGTCTGCTTCCTGTGCTTGCTGATTTGGGCAATGCTCTTATCCCTTTGTTTGAGGACATAGCGCCGCAGGGCGACGTGGCATTCAAGGGTCTGGCTGATGTTATGCGAACTCTTGAAC